ACGTTGCCATTTGAGCACCGAATGCGCTTGCTGACCTTCACCTCTTCAAAGGCGTCAATGACGTCCTGACGGTACTCGGCCATCTCCTCCTCCGACACATCTCTGCCAGGGGCAGCGAGGTCGAGGATCAAATCTCGGGCCACGTCGTAGACCCAACCGAAGCAGTTGTAGTCCCAGTTCTTCTTGTCGCTCTCCCAAAGTTCGCCGGGACCCAAGTACGTTTTAAGGTGCTCGATGTGCCCAGCCTTCAAAGGCGAGAACGCGTACTTCACTGGAAGATTACGCCACGCTACGATTGCGCGTTCCAACAACGGTCCGAAGAGCGCGTGGTTTTTGACGAGTTTGTGCAGAGGATGGCTGAGGATGACTCGCGGCATCCCAGCCTCTACTTTCTTGGCTTTGTTGAACTCCTTCTTGAGGAACGCCGCCAACTCAATGGGGTCGCTCCACATTTGGAGGACAAGGTCCGCAAACCCCTCAGTTCCGTACCTCGCAACGACTTGCTCGTTCGTTGCCAACCCCATTTCCTTGAAGGGGTAGCCTGGACTCTTAGCGGCCTTCACTCGACTCGAGTCGATGATGGCTCGCAAGTTCTCCTTGCTTTTGTACCCTTTGGTTACGGGGAAGCGCATCGCTTTCATACGCACGAGAAGCAGCTTTTTGGCGACTTCAAGTTCCTCGGACGAGGGCGGTTTAACCACCTTCCGGCAGTTCGCCTCAAACATCTCGAGGTGCTTGCGCACCGAAGTGTCCTCGATTTCGTACGAGCTCGCCGGAGCGATGTACATCTCGGGTTTGTAGCCTAACTTGGCAAGAGCCTCTGCGTTGGTTTCCAAATAACCGGCCACCTCCGGCACGGTCATGAGGGCATCTTGGATGTGCACCGCCTTTTTCCGTTCCGCAACGCGAACTCCAGTCGCCGCGGGCTCGTTAACTCGAGCCTTTTCAGGCCCCGCAACGGGCTGCGAACTCACTGGGTAAGCGGCTGCTTCATCGGCCCAGACGGCGCTCACCGGTTTAAACCAGTCGTAATTGGAGGGGGTGGCACCCTTACTGGCAGCGTCGTCGAGGAGTTTTCTCATATCCTCGCGATCGCGTTGCTCAGCAGCCATCTTTGCATCCAACCTGTCGGCCTTTGACCGGTACTCTTCCTCCTCCTCGGGATCGAAGAAGCGAACGGCCCCATTCCGGAACTCGGCGACGAAGTGCCCGTCGTCCAGTTCGTGGATCGTCGCACGACGTCCACCAATCTTGACTTCACGGGCATCATCCTCTTCGAGCTCGAACGAGTCCGACGCCTCGTTCGAAAACGCAAGGCGGAGGGCAGCTTCCACGCGAACGGCACGATTGTGTCCGTCAGCATGTCCTGTGTGGATACCAACCACATGTTTTCCGCAATAAAGCGGAGCCCCGGAGAAACCGGGGTGGGTCGTCGCCGTGTGCCACAACTCCAAAAGACCTGAGTCAGCTAGGGTCTTGCCCGGACTGGTCATGAGCAAGCCGTCGTCATTAAAACCGACGGCTGACACAACCTGCCCATAGCAACTCTCCTTCGCTGTGCTACTCGCGCCAACTCCAAGAGCGCTCCACTGCGCCTTCACCAACTTAATGGCGAAGACGTCAATCGAGTCGCCTTGGATCAAGCTCAAGTCCAGATCGAATAGGTCGCGCGACACCGCAAGCGGC